CATCAAACAACTGCTCAGTGATGGTGTCGCTGGTATCAACCAACCGCACCGGCTTGCGCGTCAACATGCCAGCTAGCAACCGCTCCAAACGCTGGTAATACGGCGGGCATACGCTGCGTGCTAAACGGTTGTCGTAGGACTCGTCAAGCTCGCGGGGCTCTTGCGGCAGGTAACGGCGATGCTTTTGCCGCATCCCGAATGTGCCCTGCAGCAGGTCTTCAATCAGGATCCAATGCGCCTCTTGCGCATACCATGCAGTATTGGGGTCCTGTACACGGGTGACCTTACGTTCAGCCGTAGGGCGGTCGTAGAAGTTATACCCGTACATGTGACCCCGTTACCGCATCAAGCTGCAGTCAGTGTAACGCTATTGCGGTTCACCTTGATTTCAAAGCCATCACCAGGCTTGAAGCCCATTTCGTCAAGGTAAGCACTGCCAACCATCAGGTTGCCGTTGAATTGCACCTTGGTCTTGTAGCTGAGTTTACGACCCGGCTTCTTGGGTGTGGTCAGCTTGAGGCCTTTGGCTTCCAGCAGCGCTTCGTAGAACTGAGTAAAGCACAGCTTGTCAGCCTTGACGTAGCCGCAAGCGCGCACAATATCAGACTTATTGCAGTCGCCAAGCTCCTTGACTTTGGCGAGCAGGTCAGCACCAGTGAGCATTTGAATAGTAAATGGTGGGCGGGTTTAATATAACCTAATGCCCGTCCCGCGTCCAGCATTTGCATGGAGTGGGTTGAACTCACGCCAGATCACGTAACCCAGCGCATCGTTCATGTGGTCGTAGCCGGCATCCTTATCGGGGTCGCCTTTCTCGTTGTAACTCTGTAGCTCTAGGCACTCGATCACCTTGCGGCAGGTGGCGGCAATGGTGAGCCTGACCTGGCCTTTGCCGTTTTCCAGCAAAGCCTGAACAGCAGCCACCCGATCACGAACGGGAGGATTGCTGCGTGGTGATTGGTTGCTGAAGCCGTAGGACTCCAAGATTTGGATGTCGGTTTGGCTTGCGTTAGTGCTGCGATTGCCGCCGCTGGCGTCCGGGTAGATGTACACCTGCCGTTGTGGGTAACGCCGTTGGATCTCCTGCGCCAATGCGTCGGTGTCATGCGCGCCGCTGATCTCATCAATGACTAACAGGCTGTTGCCTTGCCGGATGGCGATAACGGCGGACATGTTGCCAACGTTAAAGTCAACGCCAACCCTCAGTGGTTCGCGGCTGGTGTCTGGCAGGTCGGTCGTGATGTGTTTGCTGCGGTCAAAGCGGTCATATACTTGGCCAGTGGTGAGGTTAACAAACTCACCATCGAGGTATGCGCGTAGCAGTTGTGGGTCGTAGTTGGCCTGCAGTCGCTCGATAAAGTCCGGCGGCAGGTGGGGGTTGTCCGCCGTGCGCATCTTGATGAGCTTGCGGTCGGTGCGCTGCTGGGCGTCATCACTGCCGAAGGTATTCCACATCCACCTGAAACCCTCGGGCGTGGATGCTGCTGCAAACTGGCGGACATTACCTGACCGTAAACGACCAAGAATCTTTGGGAATGCTTTATTGGCGATGTTAGGCGTTACGGTATCAATTTCATCAGCCAATACCCAGGCAAGGTTCAAACCAATAATGCGTGACCAGTTCTCAAAGCTGCGGCACAGGATTTTGGTGTCGCCGCCCGGCAGGTGCAACGTGTACTCCGGCAATGGTGATGCGCGGAATGTATACGGGATGTCGTATGCCTCTAGAAAGTCGTCGAAATCGTTCTGCCAGATGTCGCGTATCAATGGGCCAGTTGGTTCCATGACAGCACCGATAAAGCCTTGATTGGCCGCGGCAAGCATCACCGCTTTGGCGCATAGCGCACGGGTCTTGCCGGCGCCATAGCCAGCGGAGATGCCGATGATCTGCGTTGCGGTGTCATCTACAAACGCAAGCTGCCCAGGATGCAGGTCGTTGCGGATGCTTGTTACCAGCTCATCCATGGATGCCGCTGTTGGCATCTCCATGAAGCTAAGCAGCGGCGCATCTTCGCAGATGCCTGCGACAAGGCTCACGACATCTCAAATCGCAGCAACCGCGCTTGCTTTTCAAGCGCCATCAGCGCAGTTCCCAGTTGGTCTTTATCTGATGCGCGGCGCTCGTATTCTTGCAGTCGGGATAAAGCAGCTTCAAGCCACTGCGGACGCGCTAGCTCAGAATCAAGCGCCATGAGCTGACGAGCGCGAGCCATGTAATTTTCGGCTTGACGCTCGCCAACATCCCATGAATCCGCACAAAATCGAATGATTTGCGCTCTACTATTGGCGCGCAAAAGCAGATCATAAACAGCATTTACCCGTTGATCTGCTTCAGCGTTAGTGCACTTGCGCGCCATTGAATCAGTTGCGAATTTGCACAGGCATTATCAGGTAAGTCTGATCTGATGCATTAGATGGCGTCAAGACTACAGGAGTCGCTGGGCCATTTGCTGACAGTGTAACGGATTCCGCCGACCGGAATGCCTTGAGGCCATCTAGGAGGTAGTGGACATTGAATGCCCAGGCGCCAGATGCGGTGCCGGTGTAGGTGATGAGTTCTTTGCCATTGCTGGCATCAGCTTCGGCGGTGATGGTAAGGCTGCCGGGTGTGGCGGTGAGTTTAACGACGGAGTTGTGCGCCTCGGCAATGAGCGCGACGCGCTCTAGGCAGCGTGCAAAGCGGTGGCGGTCTAGGGTGATGACGTGCTCAAAGGTGGTAGGAATGAGCTTTGCCACGTCGGGGTAGGAGCCGTCAAGGATGCGGCTGTAAATGGTGATGCCATCGCCGGCATCGATGACCGCCTGACCATTGGCGGCTGCGATGCCCACGGTGCGGTCTTGCAGCAGCTTCATGGTGCTGGCTGGCAGGGTGAGGTTAACGCCATCGGGCAGGTCCACTGCAAGGCGGATGAGGCGATGGCCGTCGGTTGCCTCCATGTAGCCATTGGCGAGGTGGATGCCCTGTAGCACTTGCTTGGATGCATCGGTGCTGGCGGCCATGAGACAGGCACGCACGCCAGCAGTGATGTCCAGGTCAGCGCTAGGAGCCTCTACAGCAGGCATTGCCGGGTAATCGGCTGCATCACACGCGGGAAGGCCGTAGGACGCCCCAGAGGCGCTTACAGCGCCGTCTGCGATGGTCACAGGCTCGCCATCGTCCATGCGGCTTACAAGGCCAGCTAGGAGCCGATACGGCAATGCAACGGATCCAGCGGTATCGACGGCGGCTGTGATGGTGACCGTGATGCCGAGGTCAAGGTTGAAGCCGGTGATGGTGGCGGTACTACGGGCGGCGGTGATGAGGCAGCAGTCAAGGATCGGATGCGAGCTGCGGATACCAACGGCTGGTGCGATGGTCCGTAGCGCGTGGTCGAGGTCAACCTGCGAGGTGATGAGCTTCATGGAGTGCGGCGATGATGTTGTTGTAATCGTCTTCAAAGCTGGCGACGAGTTCCACGGGAATGGGCACGCCGTCATCTTGTGCGTTGTCGCGGATGGCGGCGGCGTATGCCAGCGCTTGGGTCATGCAGTCATGGGGTCGGTTGATCACCGGCGACTGCTTGGCGGGAATGTTGATCAAGTTTGGTGATGACATAAGCAACGAGATATTCCACCTGGAGGCGAGGCAGGTCACCACGGGTAGCGGCAACAGCATCAGCCACGAGCGCATGGTAATCCACCGTGGTCAACCGTGCAACCGGGAGGCTTAACGCTCTGTCACGGATGAGCTGCGCTCTGGTGGTGCCAGCGGTGGCCACCTGCTGGTCCAGGGCGGCGATGTCTGACGGCTGAAAACGGACTTTGATCTCTTGCATGGGAAGGCGGACGCAAAAATTGAGGCTATGACTGGGTTTTCAGCGAAGGCGGACGCAAATTGCACTTAGGCGGACGCCAAAAGCCTTGCAAACACTAGGCGGACGCAAAATCGGCCTTCTCCTACTCCCCCCTATAGTTTACATAATGTTCACCCCGTTACACAACCATTCTTTTTTCTATAGGCGTTTATATACCCCTATTTGCGTCCGCCTAAAGAAAAGAGAGTAATAGCAAGGGGTTTTGCGTCCGCCTTTGCGTCCGCCAAGGGTGGTAGCGGACGCAAGTTGCGTCCGCCAACTGCGTCACCATGCGTCCAATTTGAGACCAGTGATAAGCCGGTCGCGACTTTTGCCGGTTCTGGCGGACGCAAGTTTGGGGAAGATCTGCCGCAATGCCGGCACCAGAAGCCGAGCCGCCTTGACGGTGCGGTCAGCCGGCGGGTCCACCAACCAGCGGTCACGGTCGTCTAGGTACCCCTCCTCGCGGTACCAAGCGTGCAAGGCATCCCATACCCGTTTGACGGACACCTGGCTACCTTCTTCGTAGGTCAATCCAACGGCATCGCAGAACTCCCATAGGTGACAACTAGCGCGGCGGACATCTTCCATTGCCTGCCTACCGGAGGCGTAGTCAATGCCATCGGCCATGCTTAGCGCCATACCTTCAAGCAACCAATTAAGGAATGCCGGGCATATCTGCTGCTGGATAAAAGATGGGTCATCCTTAAGGCGTGGGTCAGCTTGGATGTGACTGGATTCCGTAGGTGTTGCCATGAAAGTCTTGCGGAACTTGAAGACATGAAACCGCGTCTCAATGGCAACCTGATCGCCGGATAGCGACGGGTCTTTGTTGAGATTAAATACAAAAAGCGCAGATGGTACAAACTGCGATTCCTGTACACCTTTCAGCTCATATGACAGCTCCTCGCCACTAATTGCAGCCTTCAGTGACTGGAGGTTCTCAATATGCACAAACTGGCTATTTTCACTGGACCAGTTAACGGATGCACCACGAAGCGGCGCGATCGGGAATTTGCGTCCTTGGTCGTATTGACGGAAATCAGCCAAGGTGCAGGAGGTGAAATTCCGGCTTCCAAGGGTGTCGCGTAATGCGGTGCGGATGGTGTCCTTGCCGTTGGAGCCAGCACCGATCATGAGCACTGCCCTGGGCCTACCGCGTGTGGCGCGGTATTTGGAAAGGTCAAGGCCACTGCCAAGGATGCGTTGAAGCGTGTCGCGGTCGCCGGGTTCCACGGCTTCCAATAGCCGCCACAGATGCTGGGCATTGGCTTCTGGGTCGTAGTTGTAGTTGGTGACGTAGGTGAAAGCCTGGTCTGGTGTGTGGGGCTGGAATGTGATGTCCAGCTTTTTGCCGCTCCATAGCCAAGACACCACACCATTGGCGCAGTTGATGGCATTGGATGGGTTAACGGCTACTGGCTCCAGTAAACGCCGCATCCATGCAAGGGCCTCATCGACATATTTAGGGCGCTTCCATGGGTGCGATTGCTCGCCGGTCTTGCCGTCAATGACATGCAACTGGGATAGAAGGCTGGCGATGCTGGGTGCCAGCTCCTCGTCGGTTACCGCTTGGTAATGTGTGCCGCACCAGCGGTGAAGGATGCCATCAACGCAAATCCACTGGACGGCTGGGTATTGGAAGACGTATTGAACGGTCATGTCGAGCCATTCAGTGTCCGTCTTGCTGTAGAGCTGGCAGTTGATGGCTTCAGCAGTGGCCGCATCAGAGCGCTTGGATTGCTTGCGCGTGGGCACCGGAGGCTTCCAACCGTGATGCCGCGCCCAGTACCAGAAGGTGCCGGCGGTGATCTGGTCACCACCAGAGCTGGCAATTTGCTCTAGGCCTTGCCATTGCGGGCTGTGCTGCTGCATAAGCGCAATGGCCTGCTCGGGGCTGCCGCAGGCTTGGATGAGGCCCCAAAAGATGTTGCGGTAGATGTGGTAGGTGCCGGTACCTGGTTGGCGGGGTGGTATTGCAGCGAGCGCTTCGCGGATGTCGTCAATGCCGCGCTCGGCCTGCTCGGTGTAGGTGCGTGCTTTGGGCTCGTGCTGGTAATACGTCTCAGATGGCAGCACCGATTCGATGTCGGATACGGCGTAGTGGGCGCCACTGCATGACACCATGCGGCACTGCTCACCGAGCGTGCCATCGGGACCAGCGTGGTAGGTACCAGGCAGGCGCATGACGCGGGCAGCATTTTTGATGCTGCGGTCGGCGTCGCAGTATTCGAGCAACCGGGCTTGAACCAGTTCCCAATGCGCTGGGGTGATCGGGTCTGCTAGTACCCAATAGTTATGGATGGATTTGCCGCCAGTGTCGATCTGCATCGTCGGCTCTGGCAGTTTGAGGTCTTGCCATGCGGTGAGCTGCCATTCCTTGGGGCGGTCATCCCATTCAGCAAAGAATGCACGGCAGGTGGTGATGTCGGCATTGGTGTCACCGCCATCGTTGACAACGACGTAAACGCCGCGACCTTCGAACTGCCATTCGGTAATAAGCCGCTTGCTGCTGCCACCTTTGCGACCTTTGTCGGTTGGCTTGTCGGGGTGCTCAGCGTGGAGGAATGCGCGCAACCTGATGGCACCTGCCGGTTTGCCGAGAAGGGCAATAAACCGACGGGCCTCGTCGAAATCAATTTCCTTCATCGGTCAGTGGCTGGCAGGATGCCGTCGCGGTGAAGCCGGATCGATTGGTCCAGCAGCAGGCGGATGGCGGCACTGCGGGAGATGGTGTCGCCACGCCAAGAATCCAGCCATTGCAACTGGTTTGGCGACAGTCGCAGTGGTATCGGTCGAGCTAAGGGCATCAGCGGGTCGGTCGGCTTGACAATGGTATACGGTTAGTCTACGGTGTCAAGGCACTGCGCCAAGCCACGCGTGATTGAACCTTTCGACCCATTTACCGATGAACATGAACAATGGGCTTCTCAAGCCAGACAGGAAACTGATGGCCGCAAGCGTTTTTGGGCTTGGTATATAGATGGCGATGAGTTGGTTCTTGAACGAGACACATACATAAGAATAGATTTTGAACAATGCAACAGCTCTGCGCAAATTCTCGATTGGATTTTTCATTATTTTGCAAGGCTTAGCCATGCAGAGTTAGCCGATATGATTTTGGCTATAAATTACATATTGCACCCAAGAAAAAACTATTGCAGTTTTGGAAAAGAAAAATATGCAGATGGCCTTACATTGTTGAATAAATGGCTTGCCCTAGCCAAGCCAAAGCGCCAGCCAATCAAACCCAGCCTGCGCTTTGAGATCCTTAAGCGCGACGGCTATCGCTGTCAGATGTGCGGCGTTACAGCCAAGGATGGCGCCACGCTTGAGATAGACCACATTCATCCGGTATCTAAAGGCGGCACTAACAACCCTGATAACTTGCAGGTGCTGTGCCGTGACTGCAACGCCGGCAAGGGAGCGCAATGCCAGTAAGCCTCCGCCCTTACCAAGTTCAACTATTGGACGACATTCGTTCCGCTATGCGCCAAGGCCACCGGCGGATCCTTGCTGTCATGCCGACCGGCGCTGGCAAGGGCACGACGATCGGCGCAATGGTTGCTAGCGCTGCAGCTAAAGGCAATCGGACGCTGGTACTAGCGCATCGCGCAGAGCTGATCGAGCAATTAAGCAGCACGGCAAGTCAGTGGGATGTGCGCCATGGGGTCATTCAGGCTGGTCGCAGCATGGATTTATCTGCACCAGTGCAAATCGGCAGCGTGCAAACGGTTGCACGAAGGCTCCATAAGCTGCCGGCGCCAGACATCATTATTCAAGATGAGGCGCACCATTTAGTTTCTGGCAACACCTGGGGAAAGATCATTGATCGGTGGCCTGACGCGTATTTGATCGGCAAAACCGCAACGCCAACGCGGCTGTCGGGCGAAGGCTTAGGCGCTGGTCAGGGCGGATACTTTACCGCCATCGTGCTTGGCCCCAGTGCTGCATGGTTGACCGATAACGGCTACCTCGCCAGCGCCCGTGTGTTTGGGCCGCCGGGTTTTGATACCACTGGCCTGCGCAAACGGATGGGTGACTTCGACACCAAAGAAGCTGAGCACCGCATCGGCACGATCATGGGCGACTGCCTGAGCCACTACCGCAAGCACCTCGATGGCCAGACGGCAATCGCGTTCTGCTGCTCAGTGGCCCATGCTGAGGCGGTGGCGCGTCTATTTATAAGTGCTGGCATCCCAGCCGCCAGCATTGACGGCAGCATGACCAGCGAGCAACGGCGTGACCTGCTGCAAGCGCTAGGTACTGGCCGCATTAAGGTCCTGACAAGCTGCGCACTCATCGGCGAGGGCGTGGACGTGCCCAGCGTTGGCGGCTGCATCCTGCTTAGGCCTACCGCTAGCACCAGCTTGCATCTGCAGATGATTGGTCGCTGCTTGCGGCCATCACCGGGCAAGGCTGCTGCGGTGGTGCTCGATCACGTCGGCAACACGCTCCGGCTTGGCCACCACCTAGAGCCGCGTGAGTGGACGCTGGATGGCCTCAAGAAGCGTGACCGCGAGCAGGCGCCCAGCGTGAAGGTGTGCCCAGTGTGCTTTGCCACGAGCATGAGCGCGGCGCAGGTCTGCCGCGAGTGCGGGCATGTCTTTGCGCCGCAGGAAACCAGGGAGCTGAAACAGGTCGATGGCGAGTTGGTCGAGGTAGCCGCCCGCGAGCGCAAGCGTGAGCAGGGCAAGGCGCAAAGCCTCGACGACCTCCGCCAGCTAGCACAGCAGCGCGGCTATAAGCGCGGTTGGGCTGAGCGGGTGTACCAGGCTAGGCTCGCCAAAAGACACGGCGTCTGATCCCTTGACAAAAGCTGTGGAACGCAAGAAGATAGGCAAAGCAGCTTTGACCGCATGGATTACACCGGACAAGATTTAGTTGGCCAACGTTTTGACCAGCTATTAGTAATCGAAGCCATTGGTAAGCAAAATGGCCATTACATGATTGAATGTCTTTGCGATTGCGGCAATACAACTGTTATTAGGAAAAGTCGCTTGAAGGAGAGAGAAAAGATTGGCTGTGGATGCCTTAAGGGCAAATGGACGCGCCATTGCGAATCAAATACAAAGCTGTATCGTGTATGGGACTCAATGGTAAGGCGTTGTCATAGCCAAACCCACAAAGCCTATGGCGATTATGGAGCAAGAGGGATTCGTGTTTGCGACCAATGGCGTGATTATGTGGCCTTTCGCAATTGGGCAGCGTCAAACGGCTATGCAGAAGGTTTGACCATTGAAAGAATTAACAATGATCTTGGCTACAACCCGGCGAACTGCTGCTGGGCGACCAGAAAGCAGCAGCAAAATAATCGCAGAAATTGCGCATACATCACATACCAAGGCCAGACCAGAACCCTGACCGAATGGTCAGAAACTCTTGGCATTACGATTGATGCCGCTAAGTGCTTTTTCAAAAACAATGACCAAGCAAAGCGAGCAAAGTATTCAACAGCACATCAGGCTCGCTTGCAGTCGCGGGTCAGTGCGATTGATGCGCAATAACACCGGCACGCTGCGTGACGCCAATGGCCGCCCGGTCAGCTTTGGCCTGTGCAAGGGCAGCGCCGACCTGATCGGCTGGCGCACGGTCACCGTGACGCCTGAGATGGTGGGGCAGCAGGTGGCCGTCTTCACCAGCATTGAGGTCAAGACCGCTACCGGCAGGCTCCGGCCAGAGCAGCAGCAATGGCTTGATGCGGTCCAGGCAGCAGGCGGGATTGCTGGTGTGGCGCGCAGCGTGGAGGATGCCGAGGCACTGTTGACTTGATCAGGGTTGAGCATGGTTGTATAGTGAGCAAGTCGGGAGCGATCCCGGCGATCCACCGCACATAGAAAAATGAATACACTCGCAACCCAGTTGCAGGAACTGGCCACTGCACTCGGCACTGCCGATCAAGTGGTCACGGCATTCCAAGCGCTGCGGGATTTCTGCTCTGAAGAGCAGTGGGACGAGCTGTGCAGCTCGGGACCGCTCTCTGATTTGCTGGATGCCTGCAGCGATCTGGAGTGCGACCTGGAACGGTGATGCGCTAGCCCGCTTCGGCGGGCTTTTTTATTGGCGGTCGGTCCTACCCGCAAGGATGGACGCGGTGGCGCAGTAGCGGTGCTGCGACTGAAACCGCATCGGAGGCCGCCACATTAAGCAATACGACACCTCAGGGTTGACGAAGGCGGCGCATGGTGTAGGATTCACGCAAGCCGGACAACCCGGCACCCCACACCGAGAACCATGACCGCCACGACCATTGCCCTGCTACTAGCGCTGCTGCTATTGCCGCTGCTGGTATTGCTATGGGCAACAGAGAGCACCGAGCAACGCATCAAGCGGCTGCGCAGCTACGGCTGGGCGCAGCGCCGCATTGCAGAGCACATGAACATCACCCGTTACCGCGTCCGGCAGGCACTCGCATGATCACCAATCCTTGGATTAACCGCATCACCGCACTGGTAACGCTTGCGGCCATCTACGCCGCTGGTTATGCCGGTGGTCGTGATGCCGCCACGATGGCGCACCAGCATCAGCAGCACGCCTGCCAGATCAAATGACTGACTCCGACATTTTTTGGACACTTGCTACCGCTTGCCAGTACGGCGGCAGCTTTTATCAAGCCCTCGGCCGCGCTGGCATGAAGGCAGATCTAGGCAACAAGCAACGCATCCTTGACGCATTCCCTGAGATGGTCGCCACTTACGGCACCGCTAGCAGGCTGCACCAAGGTCTGCGCAGTGGGGCGGCGGTATGACCAGCAACGCTGAGTACCACGCCGACCCAGCCATCAGCGCCAGTCACCTGCACGCTGTTGCTGCAAGCCCCTACCACTACTGGAGCCGCTACATCAACCCAGACCGTCCGCCATCAGTGCAGACGCCTGCGATGAAACTCGGCAGCCTGACCCATTGCGCAGTGCTGGAACCTGACGAGCTGAGCAAGCGGTATGGCATCTGCCTGCCGCGTAATACCAAAGCCGGCAAGGAGACGGAGGCTGAGATGGCCGCATCAGGCATCGAGGCTGTCACCAGCACCGACATGGAGCAGGCGCTGGCAATGGCCGCCAGCGTCCGCAGCCACCAGGCTGCTGCAGCGCTGCTGCGTGACGGCAAAGCAGAGCAGAGCTTTTGGTGGGATGACCTCCAGACCGGCTTGCGCTGCAAATGCCGCCCTGACTGGTACACCGGCAATACCATCGTGGACCTTAAGACCACGACGGATGCCAGCCCACGAGGGTTTGCCAAGTCAGTTGCACAATGGCGATACCACGTCCAGCAAAACCACTACCTCGCCGGCACCTTTGCGGAGCGGTTCATCTTCATCGCAGTGGAGAAGACCTACCCGTATGCCGTCGGCGTGTACGAGCTGGATGCTGATGCCGTGCAATTTGGCGAATATGAACGCCGCAGCAACCTGCAGACCATTGCTGATTGCCGTGTCATCTCCGAATGGCCCGGTTACGGCAACATCATCCAACCGCTGAGCCTGCCCAAATGGGCGCTCAACGCTACCCCAACCATGACCTCCGATGACTTCTAGTTCACTTGCGCTCTGGACACCAGAGCAGACCCAACTAATCAGCACCACCATTGCGCCAGGGTGCAGCAATGACGAGCTGCGGCTGTTTGCCTATGCCTGCCAGCGAACCGGATTGGATCCGTTCAGCAAGCAGATTTACGCCATCAAGCGTGGCGGCAAGATGACCATCCAAGCTGGCATCGACGGCCTGCGCAGCATTGCCGAGCGAACCGGGCAACTGGATGGCAGCGAAACCATGTGGTGCGGCGAAGATGGCCAATGGACAGACGTATGGCTCAGCACTAAACCACCTGCCGCTGCTAAGACCACTATCTGGCGCAAGGGTGCCAGCCACCCATTCATTGGTGTTGCACGCTTCGCTGACTACAACGCGGGCCAAGGCCTGTGGTCCAAGATGGGGGCCACGATGATTGCCAAATGCTCTGAGGCACTGGCACTGCGGAAGGCCTTCCCTGCTGACCTGAGCGGCGTCTACAGCACCGACGAGATGGAGCAAGCTGTCGAGCCTGTTACCGTGACCGCTACGCCAGCGCCGGCGCTGCCTGCTAAGGCTGGCGATGACAAGGTGTTTAACGCCGGCAGGGTTGCCATCGCCAAGGCAACCACCATGGAAGACCTTGCCAAGGTGACCGAGCGCATGGAAGCCCGCAAATCTGACCTGTCTCCTGAGCAGCAGCAAGCCTTGCTAGCGCTAGCGCTGAAAAAGGAAGCCAGCTTCACCACCACCGAGGAGGATCCGTTTGATGACTGAGCCGTACCTGACGACCGACCAGCTTGCAGCGCGTTGGGGGCTGAAACCAGCAGCCATCAAAAACCAACGCGCACGCGGCATCGGCCCTGGGTACTACACCATCCCGCGTATCGGCTTTCCTGCTGGTACGCCACGAGTGCGGTATCCGCTAGCGCAAGTGCTGGCATTTGAAGAGTCCAATTCCATTACACCACTGACATGAGCCTCTACGCATCCGGCATCATTCGCATCATCACCGACCCACAACTGCGCACTTTTGACAGCGGCACCATGGTTGCCAACTTTGCAGGTGGCATCCAGGAGGGCAAGGACAAGGACGGCAACTGGATCAACAATGCAATCGACATTGAGGTCTGGGGTAAGTCAGCCGAGTTGATTGTTGATCGCTGCAAGAAAGGCGACAGCATCTTTGTGACCGGCAACATCCGACGGCAAGAGTGGGCAGACAAGGAAACTGCCGCAAAGCGCAGCAAGCATGTCTTTAGCGTGCAGCGGTTTGAGTTCCTGCCCCGTGGCGCTCAATCTGAGGAGGTTGCCTTCTGATGAACGAAGCCACCATCAAAGCAGCCTTTGATGAGTGGTGGCGTGACAGCTATGGGGTGCCTCCGGGCACCCATGCCGTTATGACCCACACTGCTTTCGCTGCATACCTACTGACCCTTTTAGAGCTGATGCAAGATGACTAACCCCATCACCCCACCGCCGGAACTGGTGCAGCAGTGGATTAACGAATACTTAAACGAGCATCCTGAAGGAGTGGACGTTGAAGTTCTTGTTGTTAGCGCCGCCCAATGGGGCGCAGACCAGGAGCTGGAGGCTTGCTGTGAGGTGCTTGCCCGTGAACTGATTTGCGACGGCAAGCATGTTGCAACAGATCTTCGTATGATTCGCCGCTCCAAGATGTCGAGCTTGAAAGAGCAGGCGCTTGATGCCCTCACCCTTCTATGCAAAGGGCCAGACACAACAGCTTTTGTGACGTGTAGAGACACCATCCGCCGCGCACTAGAGCAACTCGATGACTGAACCTCTCTCCCCCGCCGCGCAGGCGGTGCTGGATGCCGCCAACGGTCGCAGCTCCTACGGTCCAGATGACTGCCTAAGTGAGTCACGCTGGATTGCTGCCGCCGCCCTTCGCGCTGTTGCAGATCAGCTCGGTGAAGATTTGGAGTTCTACAACGAGCGTGTTGTCAGCGTGTCTGACCTCCTCGCCATCGCAGCCGAGCTGGAGGGTGCGCAATGACCGAGCTGCAAGCCATGCTCGACCAAGCCATGCAGGCTGCCGAAACGTTGCGTGACTGCTGGCTGGAGCGAACCGGCCTGACGATTGAAGACGATCCCTTTGTTGAGGATGCGTGCTCAACGATCCAATCCATCCGCAGCGAATTGCTGCGCTCTGAACCATGACTGACTACAAACAACTGTGCGCTGAGCTTCACGCCGCGTTCAATACCTATGCGGTGGATGAAGTCCATCACGCCTTGCTGGAACGCGCCCGCGCCGCCCT